GAGTAACTTTGTTTTCCTTTTAATACTTTTGTGTTTTTCATATATGTTACCTTACAATCCTTTTAAACCAATATCAATCAATTTCAATTCTTTTTGTTGGTCCATTCTATCTCTAGTAGTATCGTCTTTGAGTTCAGCGATATTCATTTGCGTTTGTATTCTATCTACATCAATCTTATCTTGACGTAATTTTTCTTCCATACGTAGTTTTTCTTTAGATTCAAACTGTTGTTGATCTTGAGATAATTCTTGTCCTTTAAGAGCAAGCTCTTGTTTTCTTATAGTAACAAGTGGGTCCTCTTCAGGAGGAGCAGAGACTTGTTTAGCAAACTGTTGCATTAGCTCAGACATAATAGGAGAACTAAACTGAGCCAACATAGCTTGAGCTTGAGCCATTATAGGAGCAGCTTCTTGAGGTGGCATCTGTTGAGCTTGTTGTTGCATCTGTTGATACTGTTGCATAGCTTCAGGAGGCATTTGCTGTTGAGCAATTGCGTCTGCTTTTAACTGTAGATGTTGCATGATATGTGAGTGTATGTTCCCTTGTATCTGAGCATTCATTTGCACAGGAGGCATACTTAACAAAGCTACATGAACAGCTATATGTGCATCATGATCTTGTTCTGGAAATGCTTGAGCTGGTCCACCCATCATTAGTCCACTGTTCTCCATACCAGACTCCATAGGTTTAGGAGTTGTATCTGGTGGTGGCATAAGTAGTTGGTCAATATTATCTGCACCTAGAGCAGCGTACATTCTTCTGTAAGCTTCGTAAGTTCCACCAGGTCCATGTATTTCTGGATTAGATTGAACTAACTGCATCATTTCTTGAGCCATTACTATTCTTTGGCTAGTAGAGAATATGTCTGGATTACTAACTGGGAATATATCTACCCTGTCATCAAAATCTTGTTGTTTAACTTCCATGTTTCCACCTGATATGGAATAAGGATAAACAGGAGGTAAGCTATCTTTAAGGATACTAGCAAGTAATCTAAATTCTTTCTTTTGGCCGTTATGTAATCTTTTATGAATAGCTGATAACACTTTGCTTGATTTTTCCATCAAGGCTAGTGTGGTTCCAACAGGCGCTTGAGAGTTACCTTCGCCAATATTTGAATCTGCTATTGAAGCAAATTTTTGCCCTGACTGTACTAACAATCCTAGTAATTGTAATAAAGTACCGCTAGGCTCTTTAAAAGGTAATGGTTGTATTGCATCTCGAAGCGAACCTGCTGGAGCATCGACGTCCCTAAACTCACCAGGCTGTATTGGAGTATCTTCGTCTCTAATTCTAATACCTCTAGTTTTAAAACCAGCGGGTAAATTAGCTAGAGTACCAGCATCTATAAGCTGTCTTAATATAGATGTAGATGCTTTAGATAGACCACCAATCATGTGTGTAAGACCAAATCCATAGAAACCTAAACCTGGCAAGAATTTAAAATGCACAAAGTATTCGGTCTTCTTCTTCATTGGGTCTTCTTCTTTGAAGTTACGCCTAATAGATAATATGTTTTCACTATTAGAGTCTATAGTTACTATGTAAGGTAACTTAACTCCGCTAGGCTCACCGTCTTGGCCTATATCTTCAAAGCCTTCTAAGTCTAAATTACAATGAACTTCATAGAGAACAGCTACATCGCCATCGTCATAACTAGGTTCCATACCTTCTAGTTTTTCTTTTTCTGATTTTATGTCTGAAGAAAGATTAACATTGCCTCCAGACTCTACATCTACGTTTCTGTAAAAGCCAATAGACTGTAATTTCTTTACGTCATTTTCTGGCATCTTAACAACGTGAGTAATTCTGGAACAACTCTCTAAATCAGTTGTGTAATAAGGGACGATTAAATCTTCTGGGGCTACAAACTTTGATACAGGTCTTCCTAATGTTTCATCGTAGTAGACTTTTTTAAATGCAGAACCAGCAAGCGGAAGATAGAAAAGCATTTGATCTAGCTCTTCGTCGTATTCTTCCATTACATGAAGAATCTGATAGTTCATAAATTCTTTAACTCTTTGTGCTTGTTGTTCTACAACCATGTCATAGGCACCAATAACTTGCGTCTTGACTGGGCCTCCTGCTGGTAGTAATTCTTTATATGCTTGTGCTTGGAACTGGGTTACTGATTCTCCTAAAAGAGGATGAACAACACCACTAGCTCCTGCAAAAGGTTCTGATCTGTTTTCATCAAACTTCATGCCTAAATATTTAAGGCCATCGGTATAAGTTTTTTCCCAATCTTCTCTAGAGGACTTATCGTTTTCAATGCCACCTACTAGTTCTATATAGATACTAGATAGCTCTTGCTCTGAAACAGTTTCAGCTAAATTTTCTCCAAAGCCTACTTCATCCATTGGAGCTTCTTCTGGTCCTAGTATTGCAGAACCATCTTCTTGCATTTGGATGTTTTCCTCACCCTCGCCCATAGCTTCTAATACTTCAATAATTTCAGAATCTAAAGAATCTGCATCTTGAGTTGTGGTTGTATCTATTATATCTTCTGGAGCTTGTCTTTCTATTGCCATTTTATAATCTCATCAATAATATCTTCTAATAGTTCTTTGTCTTTCCTGATCTTCATAGTCACTCGCTAAAGAGACAAATCCACCTTCACGAAAACGCATTAGGGCTTGAGTCATAGTATCGCATAAATCATCGTTAGCACCAAATGGAAAAGAAGCACATTCTTCTATCATATCTTCGGCAAAAGCTTTTTCGGGTGCATATACCATTCCTGACTCAAATATAGGGGCAACAGAGTGCATTCTAGAGTGTTTATCATGGCCTCTAGTTGGCGAGTAATTAACCACAGGAATACCCATTCGCCGTAGTTCTTGGGTAAGCGGAGTACCAGATGCTTTAGCTTCTATTAATACCATGTCGCATTCCCAATAACTATACTCACGCATAGCAACTTCTTTTAACTCTGGGAAATCCCAACGGCCTTTTTGACAGTCTAATAGTATTAAACATTCTGGCTCATCTTCAGAGGGTTTAAATACACCCCAAGTAGATATAGCAGAAAAGTCAGCAGTCTGGCTTTTAGAAAACGCAGTATCGTAAGACTGCATAATGTATTTAACAGGAGGTATTGTTTTATGTTTCCAACGCTTCCACCACTCTCTTTTAATAATGGCCCCTTCTTCAGCAGTAGGATTCTGCATCCACTGAGCATTCCATTTAATTCCAGGAATAGAAGATTTAACTTTTAATAATTCGTCTTTAGGCCAGAACTCAGGCCATAAAGGATTGTCTGTTTCTGGGAAGATAGCAGGAAACTCTATCATCTCCCATTGATCTGCCATAGGTTCTTTCTGAGAATCTAGTAGCTTGGCTGTTAAGTCTATAGCAGACCAACGAGTCATAACTAATACTATAGCTCCACCAGGCTGCAAACGCTGTCTAGGTCCAGAGGTATACCATTCCCAAGCGGACTCTAGGGCATTAGGGCTAAGGGCGTCTTGTTCTGAATGAGGGTCATCAATAATAAGTAAATCCGCACCCCTACCAGTAACAGCACCACCAACACCAGCCGCAAAATATTCTCCGCCTTTGTTAGTCTCCCAACGACCAGCCGATTTGTTATCTGCTTGTAATTTAACTTGTGGAAAAACATCCTTGTATTCTTTTTGGTCCATTAAGTTTCTGACCTTACGACCGAATCTTACTGCTAGTTCCCCTGTATGGGTTGTTTGCATAATCTTCATCTTAGGCTTCTTGCCCATAATAAACGATGGAAAGAAAGTAGATGCAAATTCTGATTTAGTATGACGAGGAGGCATGTTAACGATCAAACGTTTAATCTCGCCTGATGCTACTTTATCAAGCTTATCTGCAAATATCTTATGATGACGGCCACAAATAAATTCTGGCCACATATGTTCCACGTAGGACAAAAAGTTATTTTGGCATTTGTCTTGAGTTTCAAAAGTGTCAAGCTTTTCTTTGAGCATCAAAGCTTCTTTAAGCTCTGTCTCAGTTAACTTTGAGAAGTTCATTTATTTGTTAATAATCTTATCTTTGATATTGTTGATACTGATTGCTCATACCACTAGCGCCTTGAGCTAGTTGTGCATTTTGAAAATTTTGTTGTGGCTGGACAGAAGGATAACCCATTTTTCCAAAGCCTAAACTTTCTGGTCCTTTAGTTTGCATTTCAGGTGGCATTATAGCCCTATCGTTTGTTGGTCTTTGATTAGGTTCATCAATATACTTAAAAGACCTTCCTGGGTCAGTTGGTATACTTATAGGTTTAAGATTACCAAAACCAGGTGCAGGTTCAGGCATTGGTCTTTGAATTGGTCTATTATATCCACCGCCTATCCCACCGTAACTAGGAGGTCTTTGATTAAATCCACCACCGTAGCCACCGCCATAACTAGGAGGTCTTTGGCCGAAGCCACCTCCCATACCGCCACCAAAGCCACCGCCGTTGTATCCACCACCTACATTGCCCATACCACCGCCGAAACCGCCGCCACCCATTCCTGGATAACCGCCTCCGCCGAACCTAGGGGGTTGCATTCCATAACCGCCGCCGAATTGAGGTCTCTGACCGTATCCGCCACCCATTCCTGGGAACATACCGCCTAATCCACCACCGCCAAACATAGGAGGTTGCTGTCTGAATCCGCCACCGAATCCTCCTCCCATTCCTCCGCCGTAGCCTCCTCCGAATCCACCGCCCATACCACCGCCGAATTGTGGGGGTCTACCGTAGCCGCCACGCATACCGCCGCCGCCAAAGCCTCCACCAAATCCGCCTCTATTTCCGTAAGGGTTTCCAAAGCCGCCACCGCCTCCAAACTGAGGTGGTTGTTGTCTAAATCCTCCACCGCCGCCGTAAGGATTGCCATAGCCGCCTCTATTAGCATTCATTCCGCCGCCAAATGGATTAGGGAATGAGCCTATACCGCCTTGATTGCCGAATCCTCCAGGACGTATAGGACCTCTTTGTTGAGGAAGTCTAGCTCTCATATCTTGAATGGGTTGAGCTATACGCCTATTATTACCGCCGTTTACTCTGCTGCCATCAAAATTATTAGTTCCGTCAAATCCAAAAGCTTGAGGTCGTATATCCATTACATCATACCTTGCAATTGTTGGTCTATGCCTTCAGGAGCTTGTCCTGACTGAGCTTGTAAAACCATTTGCATTAAGCTATCAATGTCTTCATCGTCTAAGCCTTGTTCTTTTAAGAAAGCAACAATGTCTTTCTCGCCTAAACCTTCAGCTATTAATTGCTGGACTACAGCAACAAGTTGTTGAATCATTTGCATTTCTTTTTCAGCAACGCCAACTTCAGCCATTGCTTGTTCTTCTGTCATTTCCATGCCTTCAAGCTCGTCGTCTATTGTTTCGCCGCCTTCTGCATATACGCCTCTACCTTTAAGAATATCAGCTTGAGTAATTTGTCCGTCACCTGTTAAGTCTGGGAAAGGTGTACCGCCAGATGCCATCATCTGTCTTTGTTGCATCATCATGGCTTCGTACTCTTCATGATTTGAACCAGGCATCGGTGTTCCGTCTGGCATCATGTGTTGACTAGAAGCTTCTCCGCCCATGTTCATGCTATATCTTTTTAATTCTTCAATTTTTTTTGCAGAATCATTTGGGTATTCTTCCATCATTCCAGACATTTCAATTGATTGAATATCTTGTAAAGCAGATCTTTTTATATCTTCTTGATTTTTTCTAATTTCATCAGGGTCGCCAGATTCTAAAGATTGTCTTAAACGTGAATTATATATATTAGGAGTGCTTAAATTGTAAATATCACCTCTACCTTCATTAGACATTTCATTTTGAATTTCAATCATTATGTCTTGTAATTTTTCTATTTGATTATTGATAGCATCTGCACGTTGTTGATCTCCGCTTCTAGCAGCTACGTCATATTCTTCCATTAAATTTTTCATCTCTGCTTCGATAGCAAATATTTGACCTTCTGGTGATCTATCTTGCATTACAGGCTCGTTACCTAACATGTCATTTATATTCATAATCTATCCTTTATTATCTTCTTCCCATTCTAGCAAGTTTTTTACCAAGAAATCTACCTATTCCGTCAGTTCTTGGATTCATCTTAGGTTTTTGCGCTATAGACATAAAATCATCACGCTTTGTTTTTATTGGAGGAAGTTTAGCTATAACAGGTTTTTTAGGAAGTTCAGCCACAAAAGGTCTTCTAGGAATAACAGGTGCTTCTATAAACTTATCTTCAAGCATCCCGTCATTTCCACCAACTCCGCCTATAGACATAAAATCATCTCTAGGATTTTTTTGTGGTGGTAGTTTTACAATGCCATTGCCCATATTATTAATCATATCCTGTACGCCATCATTAGTTATAGCAGGAACTCCTGTTGCTAGACTATTTTGTACAGTATCTATTACTTCTTGAGATGGATTTTGTAAGCCGTCCATTTGAAAATTTAAATTATCAGAAGAAAATAAAAATTTATTAAGGTAATTTTGGTAATCTTCCGCAGACCCACCCTGCGCTAAAAAATCTTGGTAGCTCATCATTCCTTCAGGTGCGCCAGTAGCTCCGCCAGGTGGAGTTTCTCCAGGAGGAGGTGGAGGAGTTTCTCCAGGAGGTGTTTGCATACCTTCTAGCTGTGCTTGTAGGTCAGCAATGGTCTGATCTCTCTCACTTAACTGGGTCTCGTACTGTCCAGATTGGCCTGTTAATTCATCTAATTGAGATTGATAATCTCCAGCTTGGGCATCAAGTGCCTGTGCTTGACTATTCGCAGCCTCAGCTCTAATAGTATCGTTATCAGCAAGTGCCTGGTCTCTCTCTGCTACAGCAGAGTCTCTAGCGCCAGTTATCTCATTTATTTCGCCCTGTAAGGTGTCTATTGTTCCTGTTAACTCATCTTCTCTTTGTCCGAACTGTTCTTGCAAAGAAGCTGACTGCTGATTAAATTGTTCTGTTAAAGTTACTTTTTGATTTTCTAATTCAGATAATCTTTTCTCTGATTCTTCTTGTCTAATAATATCTTGTTGCGCAACAGCTTCTTGTAATTCTTGAGCTGCCTGTGCTATTTGTTGGTCAAGTTGAGCTATTTTTTCTGCAGAAACGGCATCAGCAGAAGCAACAGCATCTACACCATTCTCTTCAGCTTCAGCAACAGATGCTTCTAACTGAGCAACTAATTCTGCTCTTTGTGCATCTAGTGCAGCTATCTGTTCTTCGATAGCTTGTTGGCTCATTTCATCTTGTTGTAAAAATGCAGCCTCTAATTGTTTTGTTAAATCACTTTTAGTATTTATTAAATCGTCTATATTTCCTTGCAATCCAGAAACACGTTCCCCAAAGAATCTTTCTGTCTCTGCAAGTTTTTGACCAAATGTTGCTCCTAGGGTTCTTACGTCTTCAAAAGGACGAGCGTTATTTAAAACGGAATCGTTTTGATCTGAAGTAAGTGAAGGACCGCTAGGTGCAAACGTATCAACGGTTGGAAGATTATTGGGGGCAAATCTATTAACGCTGTCGAAACTAAAATCTGTAGGGTCAAAGGATGGAGCTTCAATTGGCCCTTGCGCAGAAGAACCTGCCTCGGGCAAATTCAAAAATGAATAGTCTGTATTAAATCCATTTGCCATACTTTTTTTATCCTAAAAAAATTTTGCAGGCAAGTGTGAATCTTTTGGAGAAGAATTTGAGCGAAGTGTCTCATCCCTACCTGCAAAACCTTAGACAAAATTATAACTGGAATAGGGTACCTTATACAAGTAAAAGTGAAATGTTAAAAAAACCTATGATTATTTAACTGTAATACTGCCTAGTTACCCACCGTAAAGTACCTAATTCCTGTATTGGGTGGTGGGGGATCCCGCTGTTTGCCCGTTGGATCCAGCTTTTCCGACCCCATAGAGTCCCTTTTTTAATAAGATCCGCAGATCATTGATTCGGCTGCGCCCACAATAATGGACATTCCAGGGCAACGAATTTATAAAGGCCAGGCCAGGCCAGGAAGTTAAATCTTAATATCTATTACTAATACAAATAAATATCTTAGCCCATAAAAAAGGGGAGCTAATGCCCCCCATGATCCCGACGCCCGAAGTTCTATCTATCGTTGTAAGCCTCGGCTGAGTGGTAACAAGACCGACAAGCCATGTCAAACCTATTCCAATCGAAGTTAGGATTATGCTTCTCGCATACTCTTGCGACAGCCTCAATAGTCTCCTGCGAAGCCCCTGAGCATCTCAGGGCTTCTGCAAGTGCTTGGAAGTGCTTTCTAGTCATAAGTAATCCCTCCCAAAGACCTTTCCAGTAGCTGAGAGCCATTGAGGGGTTTCTATGGTGTAATCGCATGACTGACAATGACCGCCCTCCTCTGCCCCTGTCTCGGGGTCAATAGCATGAAAACTTTCATAATCTCCACACTTAGGGCAGTCAATATATGGGTTTTGGTATTTAGTCATTTTTTAAGATCCCCATATCTTCGATCAAGGCGTTTACTTGATCAAGGACTCTCAGCTTGTTGCCCTTGAAACCATACTCATCCTTGATGATCTTGTAACAAGATATACCCCTAGTCATTCTCATACCTTTCGTCTCTAACTTCAGACCTGCTCTAAGCGTTAACAGTCTAGCCATTGCTATTTGG